CTCCATCAACTGGGTTCACCATGGCTATGAAAACAAGAATGCCAAGACTCTCACCTTTGTCCAGGACGAGAAGAAGCGCATCAAGCTCATGGATATCACCGAACCCAACTCCGTCCACGAAGTCCAAGGTGCCACATTCCCATCCGTGATTCTGCACTACGCCGGAACTGCTGCAGAGAGAAATCTCATCACCTGTTCCCCAAACCACCTCATCGTTGGACTCACCAGGCACACGAAGGAAATCTTCATTCGTGATGAAACAGCTGTGAACGGTGCTGAGGGCGATCTCGTTCGTTTCATTAACGATTCGAATCCCCTCAGCCACTACGCCGATAGGAGCAACATCGACCTTAACGCTCTCGACACGCACGGTGAACTCAAACCCGTAACATCGGAAGACAACGGGACGGCTGAAGAAATCGACTTCGCACCAACAGCAAGCGAAGAAGGAGCCGCAGAAGTGGTACTCCAGAAGTACTATCCCGCACCACCAATGAGCGAGCAGACATCCACCATCACAACCGAGATCAAGTACGATGGTTCCACCAAAGGAAAACTCAGGTTAGCAGAGTTGGGACAGGATGAATTCCACGATCAAAAGAAGCATACCACCAGACGCTTCATTGCCCCTCAACGAGTTAAAGTGACCAAAGGGTCCGACAAGAGAATGCTGTTAAAATCGATGATGGAACGCCTCGCGAAGAAAACCAAGAATCTGCCCCCGGTACAATGCGAAAGAAAGGCCAAGGAATTGTTCAAGAACATCGAAGAAGAATTCGACTTCTCCATCACGGACCAGGATCTGCACACTTGCTTTGTCGAAGCAGCCACCAAGTTCGAAGCAAGAGGCCACGACCTAAATGATCTACTGGACGTAGCCAAGTGGACAGACATGAACGCTGACCAAGTCAAGGCTTTCCTCAAAGCGCAGCAGAAACCATGCAACGGAAAGGACCCCAACACCACGGACAAGGCAGGACAAGGTATCTCAGCGTGGTCGAAGACTTGCAATTTTCAGATCTGCGTTTGGACGCGACTTCTCGAACACGTGCTCGTCAAGCAAACGAAAGGTCGGGTCATCATAACAACTGGCATGACCGACCTCGAAGTCATGACCCTGCTGGAACAGAACCAACAAGTTGGAGACGGGCACATTGACAACGACTTCCAGGAATTCGATTCATCCCAGAACAACTTGGGACGCTGCATTCTGCGCAAAGCTTTGGAGAAGCTAGGTTGCCCTCAGCACTTGCTCGAGGACTTCATGAGGATGCTTGCCAGCAGAATGATTTCAGCAGAGATGCTCACCCTCTCGGTTGAAGACAAGAAGGATTCCGGTGCTCCCCACACGCTCATCGACAACTGCCTGTTCAACATTTCGATCTGTTTGGACGTGATGAAGGATTTCCGCGTACTCTTCATCAAAGGAGATGACTCCCTAGGGCTCGGACCAAACGTGC